TAAGTGTGCTGATAATTTCATAATAATTTATAAATAAAGTAAGTTAAAGCTAATACCCAAAAGGTAAAGACAATTGCTAATGCTTTTTTTTCGTTATTCGACATCTTTCTTTATTGAGAATTTGTCAATTGTGCTTGTACCCATTGCTGCAATACAAATAGCCATAACTGCATCTACAAGTTTGTCGCTTGGTGCAATCTCTAAATGACTAAACGAATTAGCCAATAAAGTGATGCATAAAAACAACGCACTTGATAAAGCTATAACTCTTTTAGTGCTAATTGAACCTCTTTCATCCGATAATAAATTTGCTATCCATTTCATTTTACTGTGTTTTAATAAGTGCTAATGCCATAAACAAAACTAAAGTCCATAATCTATTTATCCCTTTCTCTTTCTCAAAGGCTTCTTTGAACTCTTTGTCGATTCCTGTGGCTGATTTAGTATTTTGGATATGATATCTGTAAATGTTGATTGTATCTTGCTTTTTACTAATTTGATTAATTGCTGAATCATAATATCTTGTTTTAATTTTTAATGAATCTATTGTCTTGTTATAACCCAAATACAAAGCGTTTATTTCTTTGCCTTGCTCAATGGTCATTATAACTACCGAATCTTGTTTAATTTTCTTTATTTGTGGGTATTGCGAATAACTTGTAACTGACACCAGTATCGTTATTAACACTATCCAAAGTTGCTTTGACTTCACTTAATTCAGTTTTTAATATTTTTACTTCTTGTTTTAATTCGGTTATTTTTGCAACTGCTTTTGTAACTAACTCAGCTTCCTTTTTACTTGCCTTAGCTTGTACTTGAACTGATAAAGTATTTGTTTCTGATACCTTATTCATTAGCTTTTGGAACTCTATGTCCTCTTTCAAGTCCTCGCTTTGGTTTTGAGCCGATGCCGTACAACCGAATAAAAATATAAATAATAAGTATTTCATTACTTAATAGATTGAATTTTGCCTAAACTTTCAAGTGTGCTTAACTTAGCCGTTGCAGATGCTAAAGATGAATCACATCTCCTCAATGCCACTTGCATAATATCTACCTTCTCATCTAACTTTTCCACCTTAACTCCTTGACTTGTGATTTGGTCTTTAAACGTAGAACGCACATCAATATACAAAGCAGATATCCCACAAAGAACAATAAATAAAGTTGCAACAACAGGGTTGGATGCGAATTGTTTAAACGTAACTGGTAAAGCCATTTTAGAATATTTTTTTATAGTAACCTAATGAATATTGGTTGGTTGTTGCGTTTATTGTAAATAAGCCCTTTTTAGCCGTTTTAATTCCTAATCCAAGACCTAAGCCGACTTTATTGTCAAATGCCCTTAAATCGCCTATAACACCCAAATAAACCTCTTTTTTAGGCTTTGGTACGATTACTTTTGTAATTGTTATTGTTGGTAGGTTAAAATTGGCACTAAATCCTCTGCCTTGAATCTTGTTTTGACTGATTGTATCTTGGATGTATGCGTATCCTAATGAATCTATGCGCATAGTATCGGAATAAACCTTTACTTGGTTATAGTCTTTAACGATAGTAATTGTATCGTGAACCTCGTCAATATTGTAGATTGTGTCTAAAACGACAAAAGGGATTGATTTCCCTTTGATAAACTTAGTAAAAGTTTTCTGTTGGTAAACTGTGTCAGTATCTACGATAACCGATGGTTGACCTATGTAATCGGATTTATCCTTTATGAAAAGAAATACAATAATAACCAATATCGCTATTACTATATTCTTGTACATTACTTAAACTTTTTAGTCGCTTTAATGTAATATCTCGCTGCTAATAAACCTGAAATAATAGCAATCAAACTCGCTATAAGGCTAACTATGGGTTGCACGTTGGCAATACTAATAAATGCGGATGTTCCGCTAACAATAGTTAATAAGTCCGATTGATTGCTATTATGTACCATTTAATCTTCTTTTACTTCTGTTTGTGGATTTTGCTCTTGTGCGATTTTACCCAAGAACTGCAATAAAGGAAGTCCGTAAGCTGTGGGAATAGTTTGTATAAACGCTTCTAATTCTTTTACTTGTGTTTCTGATAATTGTAACATAGTTTTTAATTTTATACAAATATAGTTATTTGTTATGGATTAACAAAAGGTAGCGGAAGTACCACAATCGGTGGGTTAACTTGATTCTCTATTTGAGCATCTAAATTAAGGTCTAAAGCCTTTACATCTAAAGAAGCATCTAACCAGCCACAAACGATTTCATAGGTTAAGTCCTCGTAAGGGATAAAGTTAGTAACGTCATCCTTTGAGAATGATTGAGAACCATAGACACTTGCTTGGTATTCTACCTCATTGATTGTTTCTTTAGCGAACCTTGACCAATGTGCTACTACTACGAAGTCTGTTAAATTACCATCTTTTGGCAAACATTCTAATTGATTTATAAACCAGTATTTCATATTATTTATTTTCTAATTGTTTAATTCTTGCTTCTAATTCTTGTATGCTTTTTACTAAGATTGGTACTATTTTAGAATAGTCAACATTTTGTATTTTATCAGTACCATCGTTGTTTTTTTCATCTTTAAATCCTGTTACTGCATAAGGTACAACTTCTTGTAATTCGTGTGCAATAACACCCTCCATTCTATCGCCCTCTTCTTTGAATTTAAAGTCATATACTTTGATGGCAGATACTTTTTCTAAACCATTAAAATCTTTTAAATCTTCTTTTAATCTATAATCAGAACCTGTGCCATAAGAAACAGTTGAAGCATTTACTACAATAGAAGCAACATATCCATCACTTTGGTTAAAAAAGTTAACCATATTATTTCCATTTGTAGAAACTGCCATCATAACCGCTTCTTGAACTGCTAATTTATAAGCTGAACTTGGTGAAGATGTTCTACCCATACAAACAGTACCATCCGATGTGATTCTCATTCGTTCTACTGCTGCCGTTGAAAATGCAATAGTATTAGCAGCTGGAGTGTACATTCCCGTATCTGTATCACCCGCCCAAGAATAAGTTGGTGCTGAATCTGCTGAAACAACTGAACGAATATGTGCGCCATCACTATTTTGTGATGTTAAAACATTTTGTTGGAATTGCATCCAATTACTTGAACTATGAAATCTTGCAGTTGTTGAAACGTCAATAGAAGATGAGAATGTAGCTGCTCCTGTGGATGCTATGGTAAGTCTAACAGTTGGCGCAGTATCACTTGTAACATCTCTTGTTGCAAAGTAAATATCTCCTTTTGTAAAATCACTTGTGCTTGTTTGTAAGTAACCAATTATTGCAGGAACATTTGTAATTCCACTTGCAGCAGAATAACCTAATCCAATTTCCATTCTTGCATTAGTATTACCAAAATAATCATTTAAGTTTAAGTATCTTGATTGTCCTAATGTTGTAACAGAACTTCCGCTTCTAATAACACTAAGATTATTATTTGCTATTACATTACTACTAAACGTAGCACTTGTACCACTTATTGGGTTACCAAATACGTTATTAGTACCATTCCATTGGTATCTTATGTTACCATTTCCATCAGCAAGTATAATATTATTAGATAATGATGAACTTAATGTTCCAGCATTTCCTAAAATAGTATTACCACCACCTGTTGTAATACCAGCACCCGCATTATAACCTATAAAACTATTTCCACTACCTGTTGTATTATTAACACCAGAATTAATACCTATTGCCGTATTTTGAGTACCAGTTGTATTAGCGGTTAATGAAGTCACACCAATAGCGGTATTGTTATTAGAAGTTGTACTACTAATTAAAGCACCATTACCAACGGCTACGTTATTACTACCAGTAGTATTTAAAGATAAAGCACTATAACCAAGAGCAGTATTACCAGCACCAGTAGTAATGCTTAATGTATTATAACCAATAGCAGTATTGTTATTTGACGTTGTATTAAATTGTAAAGATTGTGTTCCAATAGCAGTATTACAAGCACCAGTAGTATTTGATTCTAATGCACCAAACCCTATTGCAGTATTATTTACTCCAGTAGTATTTAGTCTTAATGAATTACTTCCTAATGCCGAATTACTTGAGCCAGTAGTATTATTTTGCATTGCTGCAAAACCAATTGCGGTATTATCATTAGCAGTAGTATTCAAACTTAATGCGCTTGTACCTATTGATGTATTTTGAGAACCAGTACTATTATTTTGTAATGCAGAACTTCCGATAGCAGTATTACTATTTGCAGTAGTATTATTTTGTAAACTACCTACACCAATAGCTGTATTACCTCCACCTGTTGTATTTAAATATAAAGATTGATAACCTATTGCAGTATTACTACCACCTGTTGTGTTAGTAGCTAATGATAATCTACCAACAGCAGTGTTAGGTGTACCACTTGTATTAGCAGTTAAGGCAGAACTACCAATAGCTGTATTATTATTTGCAGTAGTTTGTGTACTTAATGTACTATCTCCTATTGCAGTGTTATAAGCACCAGTTATATTTCCTGATAAAGCAGATGTTCCTATTGCAACATTATAATTTGCAGTAGTGTTATTTTGTAATGAACCAACTCCAATTGCTACGTTTTGAGTACCTGTTGTATTTGCTGTTAATGTAGCATATCCGATTGCGGTATTACTTGAGCCTGTTGTATTTTGGTACAAACTCCCAGCACCCACTCCTGTATTCCCAACACCTGTTGTATTATTTTGCAATGAATTCCATCCTAAAGCAGTATTTTCACTGCCTGTTGTATTAGAATTTAAAGCAGTTGTTCCTAAAACAGTATTTGTGCTTATTCCACCTCCTCCTCTACCAACTTTTAATCCATTTACTGTTAAGTCAAATGCACCTAAATTAACTGCTCCTGTTGCACCACTATATGGTACATAACTACTAAGGTTTGATGTTAATGCTATTGTACCACTTGCAGCAGGGAATGTGTAAGTTTGAGTGCTTGTTGGAAAGCTAAATGATGTTAAATATGAACTATTTGCAAAGTTTATAATATTTGTAGCACCAGATGAAGCATAAATAAAAATATCGTTAGCACTTAATGGAGAAGGAGTATTTCCTTTTTCAATACTAATCCCATATTTTGTTCCTAATGAACCTAATACATTAACTGTACCTGTAAAAGTTTGTGTACCAGCTTCTAAAAGTGCTAAAGTACCAGATAGGTCTGGGAGGGTAAATGTTCTTGACGCAGTTAATGTTGCACTTTGTAAAAATGTATTATAAATACCACCAAAATTTATACCTAATTGATTTGGTGTAGCAAATAAAGAAGTATAACCAGAGTTTGCAGCTAATGCTCCACTATATTGTTTTATTAATATTCCACCATTTGAAGAACCACCAGCACCTTCTGCATATACAAAACTTGCAAAAATATTATTACTACCCAAATTTACATTTGTAGTCGCACCTGTATAAGGAACGTATGAACTTAGATTGCTTGTTAAAGCAAGAGTTCCTGAAGCATTTGGGAAGGTATATGTTTGAGTACTATTGTCAAATACTAATTTAGCCTTACTATTTTGGTCTTGAATAACTAAATTATTTGATGTTGATTCTGTGTATAAATTTGTAGTTATAGTACTAAAAATAGTTGGAACAGTACCTTTAAGAAATATAATACCTTGGTCAAACTTTGATGTTAATGGAGAATAAATTCCATAATCAAATTGAGTTCCAAATGAACTTGTAAATGTTTTACCACCTGCTATTGTTTGTGTTCCTGTGGTAATTAAACCTCTATTTGTAGAACTTGCATCTGGGATGTTAAAAGTATGTGTAGCCGTTGAACTTGAGATGTTAAAGTCCGTTCCGCTTGTTCCTGTCGCAAAGAATTGGTTTTGTCTTGTAAGGTTATTTAAAGAGATTAACCCCTTTGAGAAGGTAGTAACTACTTGACACAAATGGTTATTCTCGGTATGTAAAGTAACTGTTCTACCAGCTACGTTTACATATATTCTAATCGCTATTCTATCTGTTACAGTCAATACGCTTTGAGAAACTGGTACTGCAAAATAGTAAGGGTTAATTACAGTTCCTTCAGTAATGTACTCTGGAACTCCAACGCTTGTACCTATTAAGGTAAAAGTTGTGCCATCATACTTGTAAACCTCTGCATAAGTAAAAGGATTACCTGTGTTGTTGTTTACGCTAAAATAGAACTCACAATTAAAGTTACCAGCAGGTACTTCTAATAAAGCTGGGTCGTTTGCATCAGTTAAGTAACTCGCTACATAACCTGTTGTAGAAATAACAATGTCAGTTCCAGCACCAGCGATAGGTGTTTTTCCTAATTGTTTATAAGCAACCCCTCCTATTGTACCTTGACTTACACTTGAGTTAAGATAATAAGAAACCGAACTACCTCCACCTGTTGATGTTGGGAAATCCGCTAAAGTACCATCTCCTCGTACATATTGAGAAGCACCACCATCTAAAGCGGTTATAACACCACTATTAGCCACTACTGGACCTTGTATATCCCTAACTTTTGCCTCTCCTGTTACTTGTAATTGACTCATAATATTTTATTGAAAAAGTGATCTTACAAATTCTCCAGCCTCTAATGCTCTACCAAAAGTAAGAACTCCAGTTGAACTTATAAACTTAACATTATCTCCTGTTGGTGTTCCACTTGTTAAAATGCTTTGTGCATCAATACCACCTCTTGAAACGTACAAACAAGCATAACCAATTGTGTCCGCAAAAGTAATTGATGTCTCCCCACCAGCAGCCGTGTAACCTTTTGTTAAAACAGGGTTTGCACCTACTATGATAATTCCTTCTGGACTTACGCTTGTTCCTGTTGTATTGTATGCTCCTGTACCTTGTAAACTTACGTTGTAAGTAGCCACATCCTTTTGAGGAGCGTTTATTGCTAAACTTGATATATTACAAATTCCGTTAATAATAACCAATCCATCAACTCCATTATCCACTACGAACTTAATTTCTATTGGTTCTCTTGCTAACTGCTTATCTAACATAAACAAATAAGAAAAGCCAGTCAAAGTAATTAACCCATCACAGGTTACGTTCCAAGTAGCTACATCGTTCTTAAATTCTCTAAACCAAGCACTTGTTTGGCTTGTTACCTCTTTTTGATCTACGCTTACATTAAAAGCACAAGTTGTACTACAAGCAAACGCAACATCCTCTGCTGGGTCTACATCTACATTATGCCAGTAAAGCATTACGTTATTTCCAATTACTGCTGCCATATTACAAATTTACGCATTATTAAAATATCTTTTAGGAGTTTCTATGGTAACATCCCCAATATAATCAACAGTAGCAGTTGAAGCATTATCAACCATTGTAATCTCTAAAAGTTGTATTTGACTTGTTTCATCTAAATATGGATTTGATGTAAGCCTATTTATCAAAAACTTCTTATTATTATAAGACAAAGCGTTTGTACTTGCATCTTGAATAGTATATGTTTTATCAAGATAAATAAACCCATTTGCTCCAGCTATTGCACCTAAATCGCCTTCTAAAGTAGCAATGTTCTTATTTAATAAATTAGAATATTGTCGCATTACTAATTCAGCTAACATAGTAAATGCCTCTGGTGGATATCCATATCTGTACCAATCAGTCCATATATCGCCATCTGATTTAAATAATAAACCTACATTGTTTCTTATTGGGGATGCTCCTTGTTGTGGGTAAATTGCGCTATAAGGTATGTCAATATCAGTTGCTATTTGTGATGTAGAACCAATATTTCTTGTTAAAACCACTTCTTTAATAGAAGCATCTCCTTGTGTTAATTTTACGTTTTTAATGTAACCACCAACTGCACCAGCCGCTGCTTCAAACTTAACACCTATCAAACCTTCAATAGTTAAACTTAATGCTTGTGAAAATCCCATAGGTATTTCTATGCTATTAGTAACATAAGTATTAAATGTTGTATATGTAATATCAATAAAATGTGAAGTTGCACTCCAAGTATCATTATCTCTTAAGTAATAAGTTGTTCCACCAATAAAAGCCGTTATATAAACTCTTATTTTATCTCCAGCATTTGCTCCTTGTAACTCAAAAGATAAAGATGCACTTGTGCCATACATTTTAGGCAAATATTCATACAAGGTAGGTGCTGCAAAATAGTTTTGTATGTATGCATTTCCACCTCCTAAATAAAATACTTCATACCTATTTGATTGATCTTCTGGCAATACAATCAAAGTTGCCCTTGATGGTGCAACCTCAAATTCACTCCAACCATTTGCTCTTAATGAAGCACCAGAACCAGTTGTAAATTTAAAAGTTCCATTATATATATAATTATTTGCATAATCATACGGCAAAGTTGATTGAATAGTAGGATAACCTTTTTTAACTATTTTAGTTTGGTTATTATTTGTAAAATGAACATTACCATCTTGATATGGTAAAATACTAATTGTATTTGTTAAAACTCCATTACCACTTACACTTGGCACATTATCTACAACATATCTTGTGTAATATATTGTGTCAGCTTGTTGATTCATTGGCAAAATATACCAATCCCCATTAGCTTGAAATAATCTACATCCAAATGACTTAATTATATTTTCTAAAATAGTATAATAATCTAATTGATAAAAATCCCTTTTGTATTGATAAGTTTGACTAAATGGCTCATCTCCACCAGCATCTCCTCTATCAAACATTCCGTCTGCATAATAAGAACAACAATCATAAATAAATATAGTATCTTCAAATGGTAATTCATTTAAAGATGTACCTATTATATCTATTAACTTAATTAATGAATTTACATTTACATCTCCATCGTAATATATATATCTAAGAAAAGAAAGTCCATCAATACAATTTATGCTTACCTCTTGATTCCCTGTTGTAAATGGAACTTGTATATAATCATTAAGTAAAAACCCTCTCCATTTAATTACACTATTAATTACCAACTCAACATAATACTTTGTTTCATCAAAGTTTAACAAGTCAGGAAAATTATCGTAATCTTCTTGGTCAGAAATAATAAAAGACACATTTAATTGAGAAGATATAATAATTGCTATTGGGTCTTCATTTGCTGCATTTGGAACTAAAGAAACGTTTGTTCCTATGTATGGAGTTACAGTTCCACCAACATAGCTTTTTTCATATATCTTAACAATTAATGATGTTCCATCTCTTAATTCCTGTGTTATTGTATATCTTAATCCGTATGCCATTATGCTAAACTAATGTTTTGTCCTTTAAGATTAGATGCCTTTTGCGCTCTATTTGTAGCTAATAATAAATCTTGTCCTCTAAGAACAAATGCACCACCTCCATCTCCAGCTGCACCAATTGGACTAAAGTTTGTAAATCCACCTCCACCACCACCCATAGTAGGTATTCCTAATGCAGTCATAATCGCTTTAAATACTAAAGCCTTAATAATCATTGTAGTCAATTGAATTATAATTTGCTTAAATGATTGTTCTAATGCCTTACCTATATTTTCGCCATTAGCCATAGCAGTAAACATTGCTTCAAAAGCTGGAGTTAATGTATCTGTAATACCATTAGCTAATTGCAATTGAGTGTTGTATCTTCTTAATGCAGCCTCATTTTTAAATATTTGTTCAGCCGTGTATTGTTGAGCAAACATTGGTAAATCCTTACTTAGCTTAGTTGGTGTTTTAGGTGTTTTAATATCATTTTCGGTTTGTATAATTTGAGTTGTACTAACCTTTAAAACCCTTGCTTGTTTACCTAATTTTTCAAGACTTTCAGTTGCTTTATTAGTTGCCTTTGTTGTTTCATTTGCACCTTTAGTAAAAGTAAAGAAAGGGTCAACAGCAGCAGCAGTATATAAATTAGTTACTGATTTTCTTAAATCTATTATTTCAGTTTTTAATCCATTTGCTTCTTTTCTTGCATTCTTATTAGCATCAGCAGCACCATTTATTACATCTGCTTGACCAATTGTAGCATAAACATTTTGATTAATAAGGGCATTTGCTATTGCTAATTCCTTATAGTATTCTCGACCTGTTAATAATATTTTTTTATTTGCATCTGCTAAAGCAATTGTCTTATCTGCAAGTTCGTCAATGTACCTTGTAGTTAATGCTTGATTTACTAATGATTGTGTATATAAATCAACCGCTGCTCTTGCTTGGTCAACATTTGTAATTGTTGATGCATAAGCACTATTTACTTTCCCTAATTCAGTTACAACCGCTTTAAATGCCTCTGCCCTTCTTTCTTCACTAATATTTGCATTTTCACTTATAGTTAAATACGCTTGCAATCTTATTCCTGTTTCACTTGCTTCGGCTCTTGCATCATTTAAACTTTTTGCAAATTTATCTTCTGCTTCGGATGCTTTGTTTGTTCCTTTTATGAAATCTGCTATTTTAGGACCAAATGCGACAATAATAGATGAAACTGCACCCAAAGCAAGACCAATACCTGCTGGACCCATTAAACCACCTGCCATTGCTTTTAAAGCACTTCCAGTACTACCAGATTCAGTTTTTAATCTTTGGAATGATTCAAGTAATGGGTTTAAGTTGTTGGCAATACCTATAAAACCATAAGGAGCATCTTGTGCAACTCTTGATAAATTTGATAAAGCATAAGTCGCTGAATTGCTAACATTACCAAAGTTTTGCATCTCGGTTTTTAAACCTTTAGATGTCTTTATAAAGTTATTTAAATTTGCTAACGCTTCTGCCGTGTCAGCGGTTATTGTTAGTTTTAACGTTTCTTGTGCCATTTTATTATTTTACTCCATACAACTTTAATGTCCGTGCCAATTGTTCTTGGGTTATTTTTGGCTTTTCTTCTTCAATTTCATCACTTGGCAAAGGGAAAAATGATCTTAAACTCTTTGGACTTTTCTCACTTGTATTTACTTTATAAATCAAATAAGCCACCATTCTTGTTCGTTCCCATTCCCTTGTTTCCTTATTTTGATAAGCCATTTTATACAACAAAAATTCTCGCCACGTCAATTGCCAAAACTCTTTAATCGTTAAGCCAACTTCAATAGCGAGAATGATTATTGAATCCCAACTATAAAACCCTAATTTTTTTTTTCGTCTGTTTCCTTCTCTGGCTTTAAATCTGGTGTCATTGAATCTTGCATATATTTCATAAACTCAACCAATTGTCCTTCTTTTGCCGATAACCCACCAACTTTATCTATCCATTCGCACACATCAAACTCATCAAAGTCAATAGGCTTTTTAAGGCTTTTATATCCACTTTCGGCTGCTGCTTGAACAATATGAACGATTGTATCTAAGTCATAAATGCCAACAGATAAAACCTCAATCAGCTGCATTAGATTTTTATTCTCTAATTCGCAAAACCTTTTCATAGCCCAAGTTCCCCACTTTAAGTGGATTGTGTTGTTGTCAGTCTTTAATTCGAA